GAGTGATCGAAACCACGGCCGCGGACAGATTGTCGAGCTGCACGTAGGACAGCGACGGCAGGTCGTTCTCGATGTCCCCCTCGTCGCGGGGGAACTCGACCTTCGCGAGCGGGTTGCGTCCGATCCATTGCTCGGCGACCGCATAGCGCAGTGCGCCGCCGAAAGTGGAGCCAACCACGTGGCGCAGGTAGGCGGCGCTCATCGCGACCGGCTTCCGACCAGCGTCGGTCAGGTGGTTGTTCTTGTCGAACTCGAACACGGCCGTGCCGGCTCGTAGCTGCGAGATCCACTCGTCGATCTGCGGGCGGGTGATGCTCCCGACGGCGCGAGATCCCCACCGCGGCAAGACGTAGTTGTCGAGCTCCCGCCTGTAGCGCCGCCAGCTCGAGTCCTTGATCCGGTTCTTCGACGAGAGCCACGCCTCAGCAGCTGCGGCGAAGGAGCGCTCACGCGCCGAAGGATCGATGTATCGGTCGGACCGGATGTCGTCTTCGATGCTTGCGATGAACGACTCGGCGTCCGTGCGCCGAGCGAACAGGCGCTTCTTCTGGACGCCGTCGGGGTCGTACCACCCAGCCTCCCAGCGCGAGCCCTTGCCGAATTTCGCCGTGCGGAAGTGGTCGGGAAGCGTCTTGAGCGACTTCATCTGTGCACTCGTCGGGCTGATCTTGGTGGCGGAACCGTCGGGCATTGTGACCGTCGCGTCCTTCACCCATCGGTCCGAGATCCAGGCCTTCGCCACTATCCGACCTCGATGCGGTGCGCGAACTGCCCTGCGCCCATGCGCGGGTCGACGTAGACGGCGCCTTCCGTGCGAAGCAACAGGCTTCGGAAGGCGACCACCAGCTCATCAGGCACGCCTAGCGCGATCGCCATCGAGGTTACGTGACCCCCGTAGTGATGTTCGGCCTCGGCGTAGGCCGCTGGCGTTATGAGCGCCTGCGCCGCCCACGCGTTCGCGGCGGCCTCCTGGCGTTTGCGGATCAGGCCGAAATCCGTCGGGCGGTGCCCGAGAACGTGATGCGCGATCTCGTGGCACATGACGCCGCGGAGCACGCGCCCCCGCATTCCGGGAGTTAGGTCAATGTGGTTCGAGTCGGGAGCGTAGCCGCTTCGGTGTGCGCCTCGCCGCTCCCGGACGGTTAGTCCCATGTCGGCAGCTAGATTCCAGACGTCCATGCGTAACCCCCTCGATCGGGCATGGTGGCGGTCGTTAAATGCGGTGCGTGATCGACAGGGCTGGTGTCA